GAGGTGTTCAATATCGATCCCGATCCTCAAGATTATCTGTCATTCTTTGATTGGTTGAAGTCGCTGGTGTGGAGCACATCAGGGTCATCGAGTATAGGTAAAATCGACGTCGGTCTACCTGACGGTACAATTAAGCATCTCAAAGTCAGGAAAAACTTTGTCACTGATGTTATCCCGGTCGAACAGCTAGGACGTGATGCTCTTGCTGCTCAACAGCAGATAAACAAAGTCATTATCAAAAGTGAGCCAGGCAAAATTCGGCTTGCTGTGTCGTCCGATCTGTTGACATACTTAAAGATGGCTTGGGTGACTTATTTGATGAATTCTGTGTACAAACATGTTGCTGGTGTTACGCTAGCAGAGACTCCAGTCGAGGAAAATGAAAGATGGCTCAAATTCTTGGAAAATAATCGCAACGGGTACTGTTGTGCTCCAGTAGATTTTGAGGCTTTTGATCACCAACCTACCACCCAACAGCTGCAATACTTGGCGTCGCATCTACTCGCTCAGGCTAGGAAAAATGTACCATTGGAAGGCAGGGCGGAGTTTGATTTACTGGCTGCAAATATTGTCAAATCCTTTTCATCGAGCATCCTCGGTTACAGAGATGCGGATGGAAAGTTGGTCTGGTTACATGTAAGTGGAGGCCTCATGTCTGGCTTGGCATGGACAAGCATCCTTGGAAATTGTTGGAATGCCGTACAAACCCGAACCGTACTTAGAATCATGACTGCTGCTGGGATAGATACAAATGATATTCAAATCTATCTTCGTGGCGATGACTCAGTGCTGTTTAGTACTAAGCCTTTGGTGTTGATATTATTTGTACATGTGTATCAACAAATAGGTTGCAAACTGGGTATAGGTAAATTCGCTGTTATGTCTACACAAAGTGAGTTCCTACGGGTGTGGACTGATTCCACCAGTTGCTATGCTTATGCAGCTCGTTCTATGATTACCATCGTACAGCGCAAACCCTGGAATTCACGACCTTGGACGGATGATGCTGTGCTGAAACAACTCTTCGATGCATGTTGTACATTATCGCGTCGCGGATTACCGGGCAATGCAGTATGGTCAAGCTTGTCAGCGGTGTGGGCCGAGCGTCATGGATACCCTTTGCCACTTGTTGCAGCTCCAAGGCATCTAGGTGGGTTTGGCGTTGGTCAGTGGAGTGGTGTAGTTGGATCAATTCCTAATACTTTTAGGTTACAAAAAGTAGGAATCAAAGTCCATGGTCGAACGTCTACTCGTTCAGATCGAATTTTGGACCGTGTTAACAAGTATGGTCTGAATGTTGATATGCAACGAGTGAAGGAGATGGAACAGGAAGAGCTTATATCTGTGTTATCTTCAGATGATCTACCTGAAATATCTGCTGATCTCAGGGATTTTTGGCGTAAGTATATGGGAAAACATGATTTTAAAGTTACGACTCAACGTACGTTAAAAGTCAAGGTACCATATGTACAGATTCCTGCGTTACCTGGCTCATACGCTAGCGTCTCAAATCTGCTTAGCAATAGTACAAACTACGGGAAATATTCTCATCTTTCAAACGAAATTGACTTCGTTTCTTCGTACCTTAAACCGAAGCTTGGAGGATTAAAAGAATATCTCAAGACTAAGCAGCCTGTGTTTTTTGAGGAGCTGAAAGGAGGACACATGAGCGAAAAGATGGACTGGTTACTCGGACGTATGTCTACCGGTTCATCAACATTGAATTCAAATGTGTCTAGTCTGTCACATCTATTGGCAATTTCTTCAGTCGCGGGTCTTCCTTTTAGGGGAAGACAGCGAATGGAACAGAGTACTCTTGTACGACCGTACATTGAGGATTACTTGAAGGAGGAGCCTTTGATACGAGCAGTCTGGACACGATAGATTAAGGATGGGAGAAAACCCATATAAAAACTGATTACAGAAAAGCAAGTGCTTAAATACAG